CTACATAAGAGCTATCTCCGTGACCCATCGTGTGCGCCATTTCCTTAATCCAAGGATTGCACAGCGTCAGAACAATCTTCGTGGCCAGTTTAGATTTGCTCATTAGTCTGACGACCGGTCTCGCCCACGCGTGATATCCGCTGATCGTATCAGGATCCGCCATATACAGGCGCTTACCGAATTCTCCATCCAGTTCGTAGACAGTCTTGGTCATATAACCCTGGCTATATAATTCAGTGCAGATTACGCTGCCGCCGCAGTTGCAGTCGCAGTTGCAGTTGCAGTTGCAGTTAGTGCGACAATTGAACGCGCCGCAGTTGCAGTTTTTGACGCCGCGGCGATTCTCTGCCCCACCAATTTCATCTGCCGCGAGGTAGTAGGCGTCGTAGTTTAGTTTAACCGCGACAGGGTTAAGCGTTGATGTGGTCCCACCAGCCCCGTCATAGGAGGCATTGTTGGCACAGTTGCTGGTGGGCACGCCAGGTACTCCCCATGTCCACCAGTTTCCGTTTGGTGGTGTGTACGTAGCGTTCGACAAACAGTTGCCATTGCCGATGTAGCCATTGCAGTTGCTCACACGGTCGTCGAAGAATTCGCTGCGGCGGTTCATCTCGCCGAGGTCTTGGCCGTCAGCCATTTTGAAGCCAGTGTTGCGAGCATCATCCGCACCCCGCGAAGACCTTATGTTTGCAGTGCCGGTCATGATTAAGTCGCTGGTCAGCGCGGTGCCACCGATGGTTACTGGAGGCGGCGGTGGTGGTGGAGGAGCCGGCGGAATAACCGGCATTCCGGCCTCGGTTGCGATGGTTTCCCCCAGTCTAAGATTCGGTTCATACATCCCATTATCCGGCCCATAGGCAATTATAACACCTGTTGAGCTCCGTATAACTCTATAACTCATGCTGCGTACTCCTTGATTGTTATTGAGGATGACATCTTACCACCATAGTATGCGGCATTTTCAACACCGTTGAATGTTGAGGTTGCCCCGGTATTCCCACCAAGCCTCACCCTAAATATTATCTCATTGGTTGTTCCGGATATCATACGGTGGGTGAAGCTATTGTGATTTCCATAGTTAGACGCGTTTGCCCAATATGACATTGCCAAGGCATCGGCAACAGCATCACGGAAAAGACATACTGCCACAAAGGTGGCTACAGTATGCGAGTGTATAGCCACAACGGTAATCTCGAGGAGTGATGTCGTACTCGTCGGAGTAATCGCCAAAGTCATAAACTGGTCGCCTTCGGTAATTTGAGGGATAGTGTTGTCGTATGGCACCGCTGTCGTCCCGGTCGCCACCTCACCCGTAGTTACATTCAAATTCTGCATCAGCCGCTTAGGCATTACCAACCCGCCAAGCCCCTGAATAATACTTGGAGTCGTTGCCCATCTTCCTGGTGTGGCTTGGGTTGAGGTTACTTGACCCAGCATTCTAAATGGCATTGCAGTACGGGCAGTGGTTGAGTAGGCCACGTTTTGCGAATCGGAATCGACATTAAGGACAATAGTCGTAATCAGTCCGTTTTCATTTGCTCCAGCGGGTAGGATTGACCTTGCGTTCATTACGAACAGTTCAGCAACACCAGCAACGTTCATCACGCCCACAGTCAAGACTGACTCAATCGCATTCACCGTACCCAGTGTCGCACCAGAAGGCACAACGATATTCGCAGGGCTGGCAAGGATGGTGGATACTTCGCCACTTGCAAGCGTAGCAGAACGGAATGTTAGATATTCTGGCGCGGCACCAATAGTCAAGGCATCTGAAGCAACTGTAGATGTAGGTGATGGAAGTTTTCCCATCGCAGTCCTATTTCCACCAATGCGTAACACCATCCAATTACCAGCACCCAGACTACGTGCCTCGTAAGTCGAATCATTTGCGATGGTTATGTAATTGACCCCGCCAGGCATAATCAACGAGGTCGCATTGTGAGTCACCGTCAAGATGCCAGTGAACCGTCCTCGTTTAATCACACCAGCAGCTACAGTGCCGAAGCTTGTAATCGTTACAGTGCCGGTGATGTCGACGTTCTCAGATGCCGCTGCGCCAAGATTGGTGGTGGCAGCAGATGCGATTGATAAAGTACCTGCGAGTACCGGGTTACCTTCGCCGTCTATGTTGACAGCAAGACCATTGTTACCTGCCTTGAATAATCGTGCTAACTTTGATATGCTAAACGCCTGTGACATTTATATTTCCTTTCGAAGTATGGCTTGTGAGCCAATCGAATGTGTTGAGTTACCAGACTACTGCTAACACTTCAGCTGAAGTCGTAGCCGCTTCAATTGCGGTCAGCCTTGCCTTCTTCGTGCCGATTTGAGTACCTGCATGAGCTGCATAAGCATCAGCCTTTAAGATTACATCTGCTGCTAGGGCTTTGACTGTTATTCCTCGTGCCGTTGCTATAGCAGTGAGCATTGGTGTAGGTGCAGTGGCATCAGCAGTGAATGCACGGGCTTCGGCTTCTTGCTTTGTCCACGATAGCTTTTCCGAGTCTGAGTAAGCTGAGGTGATTGCAGTTTCATAGGCTTCGTTTATTAACTTAACCTGTGTCGCTTTTACATAAGCAGCTTCCAATTTATTGGTCTCCGCGAGTATGGCGTCCTCGGTAATATTATCCGGCTTACCATCCTGCCAGTCGATTATGCCGCCTTCATAAACTGCGAAAGCGCCCTTGTATCCTAGGTTAATTATTGCTTGAGCTATCATTGCTGTACCTCCGTTGCTGTTCCTGTTGAAATGCTGGTTTCGTAATTATCTGCCGGGGCCAAGACTGAGCTATTCAAATACAGCGTATAAGCAGTTGCCCCCGATGCCCGCACATGCAGCGAGTAGGTCGTGGCGGTTGCCAAGGTGTTAAAATCCGTAATACGAAGGATTGCGTTGTCCGGGGTGGAGGCAACATCAACGTCATATGGTTGTGCCATTACACCTGCCCAGCGGTTGTTGGCGGCATTTGTAGTATCTGCAAGCAATGCACCATTGCGCTGTACGATGTACACCGTATCATGGTGCATTTCTCCGTTGCAGTGCCATTCTAGTATCATTGCATTCCCAGCCTTCCTGGGAGTAATAACTATATCAAGTGGCGTAACTTTTGTACCGTTGCCATCAACAGGGGCGGCGTATGTTGCAATAGTACGAGTTTGAATTGCACGCATCTGCACCACAGTTCCAACCATTACCTCTGCAAGTCCCCCTGTACCATGTAGGCGCGAAGGAGCCGTTGCCCATGCCCCTGCTGTCGCCTGAGTAGAACGTACCTTGCCAAGAACTCTGTATGGCAATGATGTTCTAGCAGTAGCTGAGTACGCTACGTTCACATTGTCAGATGCATCATCGAGTATAGTAGTGGTAATTAGCCCAATTTCGTCGAGAACGCTGCCGCCTAATTGATTTATTACAGCCAATTCGGCAACCCCTACATTGTTTAAAACTAATAAGAGTAAGGTAGACTCAACCGCATTCACCGTACCCAGTGTCGCACCAGAAGGCACAACGATATTCACAGGGGCGGCAAGGATGGTGGATACCGCACCACTTGCAAGCGTAGCAGAACGGAATGTTAGATATTCTGGTGGGCAACCAAGGGTAAGACCACCACCAGCCACTGTTGCCGTAACTCCGGGGAGTTTCGCTGTAGCAGTTCTGGTTACACGACCACCCACACTTAGCACCCTCCAGTTACCGGAGCCTAAACTCCTAGCAACATAGGTGTCATCAACAGCAGTTGCGTAGTCCACAGCTCCTGGCAAGATCAACGAGGTCGCGTGGTGTGTCAGGGTCAACGCACCGGTGAACCGTCCTTGCTTTATGATACCAGCAGCAACCGTACCGAAGCCGGTAATTGTTACGGTACCGGTTATGTCCACGTTGTTCGATAGCACTGTGCCTAGGTCTGTTGTAGACGCTGAAGCGACTTCCAACGTAGCCGATTCGTTAAATACCCCAGCACTAATGCTGGGAGCTGTTATTCCTGTGCCTGTTAAGGTTATTGGCATTTGCTTTTCCTTATAAAATTGTTAATGTTGAGCCGTCTGGTATTGTTATTGCAACATCATCAGCCAGTGTCACAGGTCCTATGATCATTGCGTTTGTATCCAAGGGCACCGTGACACCCTTAAATATCTTCGTAGAATTCATCAATACGTTGACGCTGAACGTTGACTCGATCGTACCATGGGCATTCCTTGGCGGAGTTGTGAATCTTGCAGATGCAAAGACCTCATCTCCTGCCAGCAACCCAACCCTCATCGTGAATGACGACCCGCTGATCGCATAGTAATCTACATCGTTGATCTGAAGCGTACCGTTTACGAAGACGTCCAAATATCCAGGAGTGTAACCAACAGTGAATACAGTCTGACCAGCAGCGGCAACGAAACCCTGTCTGGTTTCGTTGTTGCTCGAAGCAACGGGTTCCTTGCCGAGGTAACTCATATTTATGTCCTCACTGCGATGGAGACGTCAATATTTATCTTATTAGCTGTGCTCACACTAATAAACAGTTTTTCATCTGCCAGTAATGTGACCTTAGGCATAGTCAGCGCGCCACCGAAAGGGATGATAATGTAATTGAATATATTACTGTAGATCCCGCTGGCAGTTAACCGATCCAGAGTTACCATCTGATCTAACATACCAACGTCATCGATGTTAGACACGGTCCCTGTGAATAATGTAGCTGTGAGCCCCGTAGTGGCTGCGGCAGTATATACAAGCGTGCGACCCAGAGTAACTGTGGTCGAAGCGAGTGTGTCCTGAGTCACTGACAGGTTATATGTTCCTGTTCCGCCAGTACCGGTGCCAAACGACGCAATTGTTGTGCCGGCCTTAATTCCCGGCACATGAACTAGCTGTCCGACTGCTGCACTTCCTAGGATTACAGCTGTGACAGTCAGTACCGTTGTTGCTATCGATCCCGTAACTACGGCGGACCCAAGAGTTGGTTTGAGATTTGTTGATGTGAGCGCGATTGGCATTTATTGGCCTCCGAATAATAGAGCATTGAGGAATGCGACATCACTAACTTCATTGAGTGCTGTGACCAGATCAGTTTTCGCGCCGGTTTCCAGCAGGGTGAGGTTGCCGATGGCGGCTGCTAATCCATAGAAATTGGCGTCAATTTCCGTATTGGTTAATGGTGCGTCTTTCGCCAGGTCGGCAGCATTTCCTGCTGTGGGCAGTGCCGGCGCGCGATAGACTATTTTTGTTGTCATCTACTAGCCCTTAGTGTTTAATAGTGTCATGATATCAGCAATCTGCCTTTTCAATGAATCCACTTCGTTATTCAGATTATTTATATTGTTCTGAGAACGCTCATGCTTCAACAGAGACACCTTGTCTACTACGACTATGCTCCCGTCGTCACCTCGAAATAGGCCCTTGATGGGCGCTCCCATATTGTCGGCGATCTGTATCATGTTGCGAGGATAATGCTTCGATAGTTGGCGATGATTGGAAACAAATACTTGGACGGTGAATACTTCACTATCTTAAGATCATATATGTCAAACAACGGAATATCATCCAGATAAAACTCATAGTCTAGGAAATCGGCTATGGTTGACGACGCATTTCTAGGTGTGTCACAATTCAATTTAGCCCACCCAAACTTGCGATGGTGTGTGCCGTTGCTGGCAAGGGAAGTTCGGATAAACACGTCGAACGATGTTGTAGCAGTAGATGATGCGTTAACATGCACACGAACGCCCTTAGACGCTGAGTCCAAAGATATCATCTTGGAAATATATCTTGCCTGTGCAGTGCCGCCCGAATTTGCCAGCTCAGAAGTATTTCTAGCATCAGTGTACTCGTTGATAACAATGTTGTGAGTTCGAAGAACAGCAACCTGACCGAGATCAATCACAGGTGATACATTCGGATTGTCTGAGTTCAACCGAATAATCAGTTCCGTGGATGTTGCGCCACTGATCTTATCAACCTCGGATGATGCGCTCATTAGTACAGCTTCCTTGTCCATATTTTCAAACACGTTGATATCGTGTGTACTGGATATAGGCGCAATAACGTACGCGCCCGAAGCATTCGATGCAGTCTTCAAGGTTGTAACAAGGCGAGTTCCGCTGGGTTGCTCACTGAATATCATCGGCTGTGCGAGCTGAAACGGACGATTCAAAGAGGACGCAAAAATAGCTTCCGATATCGCAGTTATTACTGCCCCAGATCCAGCGCCTGCGCTGAAGGTAACAACCGGCGTCGTAACATACCCAGTTCCGGGATTTGTTATGATGACCGATCGGACCGAACCGCTGGAAATAATTACATCTGCAGTCGCTGTAGTTCCGCTAGGGGGCGCGGTTATGGTTGCTGTATAAGTTCCGTTATTATATCCGGACCCCCCGGCATCCACGTCGATACGATTTACGTACCCGCTGGATCCCAGCTTGCCGGTGGATGTGAAGTTTGCAGATACGCTGAATGTGAAACTATACTTGTTCACCACTGTGATCGGGTATCCAGCAACGGCGTTCATCACTGCTTGGGTAACGCCTCTATACACTGATGTCGGAAGACTGCGCAGATAGATTTTGTCAGTAGAGATATTGCCGTGTTGGAACGGAAGAACTACCGTAACAAGACTGGCACCGCTGGTCACGGACATGTTGTGCCCCTGTATGAGGACTTCCGGTGCCGTTGCTTTGAATGTGATAGACTTCTCAGCCGTATCAAATTTCGCCTTATACATCGTGAACTTGATGTCCTGGGTCTGTTCTGCTGTCCAAGTCTTGTTGTTCTCTGACTTGAATAGAGTACCAATAAATGGCTGCTCAAATATAGTTTTTCCCGTTTCAATAGACTTTGTGCCGAATTCCGAAGTCCACATATTGTAGTTATTGGAGTTAGCGAGTAGCACGAAACAAAACTCGCCGTCTTCCCGCAAGTATATTGGTCTAGAAAAGGTGAACGTAGTCACCGCCGAAGCATTGTTGGATGTTGCTACTTGTGATGGAGAAAGGGACACCTTAGCATCAGGATGAACTAGTCGAGGTCCTGGATAACCGTTAACGACGTCTCGTATTTCCAATGTTACCGGAATACTATTATCCTTGGACTGGAAAAACAGGTCAAACTTCGTAATATAACATCCGCCAGTTATACCATACGTGAAGAACGTTTCAGCTAGAGGATCTCCCATGCCGCCGGCACTCTCCCCGTTCCATATTTCAACAGGAACTACTGGCGCTGGCGGCGCCGGGTCAAACGTCACATTATTTACGAAATTTGTGCGAACTTCTTGACGTGTGCGTTCTATAACAGTATTGCGTATTTCCGTTGTCGTATTAGTTATGGTATCACGGAATGTATTCCGCAATCCTTCAGCTCTAAAATTAGCCGTTGCTGAACTCACTAGCGCGCCCGGAATAGCGACTGCATCACCTGTTGGCGAATCTTGGAACTTAAGCTCTCTAGTTCCCGTATTGAATGTTCCGGCCGGAAGACTGAACGTTCCCGCTACCACCCCAGCATCATTTGACGTTATAATGCCGCCCAGCCTGCCACCCGTTGGTATTATGTGCTGATCGACAGCAACACCGTCAAAGAAAGCATACATCCTAGTAGATGGTTTAATATCTACAATTCTGAACGCTAGTGTTTGCGCTCGTATAAACGACAGAGTTGTAACGCCAACCAGGTCGGTTCTTCTGAGTGTTCTTGTTGCCATTAGATTATATTCTCAATGTTCGTGTATTTAATCTCTAAAATTCATGTCATTCTACCGACGCCGACGACGTCTGCCGAACAGCCGGCGCAAAAACCTACCCACGACCACCGGGAGAGGTATCGGCGGGAATGTAGGGAAAAGTATCCTCACCCTGGGCGGTTGATTGACAATAACTACCGTCGGCGGTGTGACTGGAACCGGGGATAGATCGCCCCATGGACGTCGAATATTTATTACCTCAGTCCGGTTAACAATCTCGGTGGTAGCGATTGTGCTAGTAGTTTCAAACACTTCATTTATATTATTTACAATAGCGTTCAAGTTTTCAACTTCTACCCAGGAATCCACGGCCGGAGTGATGATCAACGCGCCCTTCCATGAGAATACGGAGAAGGGATTTATGTTCGTTATCCGCGAAGACACGGGCTGACGTGCAACCACTTCGTGCGTATATGGCAGCGTAACTACGTTGCCCGTTACCTGGCAGGAATTTGCGGTTGTGGTCAAATCTGTATCAATTACCTCGAACTGCGGCATGATATTTCCGGACGTGTATGCGACCCGGAATAGTGGATTATTCACATCACCTATCGCATCCGGATCTGTGAAGGTGTCAACCAGATATCCGCTCTTAAATCTAGACAGCCCTGTTTTCGCATCAATAACATCAAAGTTGATGACGTTATTTTCTGTTTGGCTCAGAGTGACATAATCCTCCATGTCCTTCAAACGAGTCTCCAGAGAACCGACATCCTTCATCGTGTAGCCCTTATTATTCTGCTTCACTGTACGCAAGGCCGCCGCTGAATATGTGTATGGGGTTACCAGAACTTTTGCCAGATACAGAGCATCGGCAGGAATTGCGGGAAGTATGGGATTCTCGCTAGGTAGTCCAGTAATAACCGTCAGGCCACCACCTTTGGGCATTATGATTGCGTCTTCCCGGCCGACATAGCTCTGCAGGGATGTTGTGAGTCTGGAATCTACCTGCGGCAGTTCGTTCGCCAGTGATCCGGTACCGCTGAATTCCCCCAGCACGCCAACACGAGGACGGAAATCCAGACAGTTTCGTAGATCAAATGACAGCCCGGTGTTTTTGCTATAATATTCTAGTAAGGGGGCTGTGAAATAATCCGCCATTGTCGATGAAATATATGAATCAACTGAGAAATAATCACCAGTACCCGCATTGTGTGCGAAATAATCATATGTGACATTCAGCGTGCCGCCTGGAGTGGTGGTTGACATCAGTGTTAAGCTAGGCCGATAGTAAGCATAGTCGTCTTGCCCGTTGTTGAATGTGAAACGATCAGTAACTATCCCGTCGACCGTAGATTCCACAGACACAAGACGCACGCCATCCGCGTTCACAAGCTGAACTGTCGCACCCGGAGTTAGTCCCGATTCTGTTACACGAGTGAGGGTCTTTGTCTTTGGTGAAGATGCCGTCTTAGTTACTGCGCAAACCACTTTTATCGTTATTGCCGCTGCCAGAGCTCCTAGAGCAAACGTCATAGTCGTGGGGCTCGATACTGTAGCAACGGATATCGGGTAAACGAAAGGCGTTACGCCGCTGGTGATGATTAAATTTCCCTGTTCTTTCGGATCAAGCGTCATACCAGTTACGGAGAACGACCCAGACCCGTCGGCGGCAATGGCAACGGTTTCTGCGTGGTATGTTTTGTATGTTATATCGCGAGTTACACCATCAATAGTAACCGTCTTAACAGACCGCTTCGGAAGTCTCAGTATCAGATTGTTATTTACGTTCTTACCCAGTGTCTCAGAAGACGTCATCTTGCCCGCGCCTTGAGGAGCAGCCGCCGTCCCGACAACGTTGTCACCAACCGTCGGCATATCTTTTGTCTTGTCGTCCTTATACGCGTATAAATTGCTGGTAACTCTAGAAAACTTGTGAACGACTGCCGTTCTAAGGGTGGCGCCGGTGCCACCATTTGAAATTGGGTTACCCAGAACAAAATCTGTAGTATTGGACATGACAATAGAATAGCGATTCAATACTACGGCGCTACCCCCGCTCCAGGACACCTGCCCGATATCAGATACGTCATTCCCGCCAGTCAATGCCAAGTCAGAAACGAACAGTTTGAAAACAGCGTTTGCGTCTGTGGTGTTTGGTTCATGGTAATCTGCCGCCAGGGCGCGGGCAGTACCAATAACATCCCCCGCGGTATTAGCGTTATATAGCGTGATGACCTCACGCGTCGAGAAGCTTGGTAGATTTACGAGATTCGTCACATACAGAAACTGACCGAAAGACGGCACTAGGTTGGCAACGGTTGTCTTGATATGTGCGGCACTACGTGCTTTATCAACAATCAGCTCTTTTGCCGAGAATACCTCAGTTTCGAATCCGCGGATATACGCCTTGCCGGAGGCGATAGTATATATCATCTTATCGACATCACCATCGGTATATCTACCACCATTTAGCGCAGTCTTCAAATGTTCCCGAGTGGTAACATCCAGGCCAGATACGACATAATCTCCTGATTCGTCATATGTGCGCCGCGCAAGATTTTTCTCCAGCTCATTATACTTGGAATACCGAAGATGCTCCTCCAGTACCCCCTCATTGAATCGCATGATTTCCACATAATCACTGCTGATGGAAGAATCCAGCGGCAGTGATGTGAGTGTCAGTTCAATCTTAAGGCGATCCGCGCCAGGTGCGGCATAGTTATACGACCCCTGCGCCGGGTCCAATAGTGTGGAGTCTCTGTCTGAATCAATGATGGATTCTTTTATCTGGAGTAGAACGTGGCAGCTCGGTTTCGTTGTATATTTTCCGATGACCACAGACTGGTTCAGGACTGTGACGAAAGACCCGTTGACAAAGAACACCCCCTTTGATATCGTCGCCATCGATGCGCCACCGACTGACAGTGCCGCGGCACCAACGGTGAGTACTGTGCCCGCTGCCTCCTCTAAAACAATCGCATCGCCGCTGCTGAATACATGAGATGTGGTTCCTGCTGCGAATCCGGTATTTGTATATTCCACATAGAGGGTGGACGGGTCACCATCAACGGCATTCAGGCCCGCCTTTATCAATCCACGCAGGCCGGTAGTCTCATTTTTCACAAACATCCCGACCAATTTGTCAATAACCGGAGCGTTCGCCAGCTTCACATAGCACACATTTAGGTTCGACGAGCTATTCCCGGGAATAACGACGGAACCGTGTTTGAATACATGCCCCCCGAACTTGGCAATTTGGTCCCGTATAATTGACTGGATTTGTGTTAGCTCGCGCGCCTGTACAGAGTAGCCTGGGCGGAACAATATCTGATGGAACCCCTTGTCTTCATTGAAGTCATCATAGTAAGGATTTGTGAACAGATTGATTGACATATTACAACTTTATATAAGATTTGATCGCGACACGTTGTTTGTTTGTGAAGGTAAATTGTGTTTCGTTAGACGACAATAGAAGCTGCCCACTGTATTTATTTATAGTCGGAACTTTGATGGTATGACTGATCGTCATATCATCCGCACCCTGCTTAACCGCGCCAATTGGTATCACATATTTGTCGAAGATTGGGATCAGCCACACTGTGGTTCCGGCAACGCCATTCAGAACATATGGTGCTGAATTTGCGACAATATACCCATACTCATTATTCACGCCGTATGTCACCAACGCGTCCTTCGTGAACGCTACTGCACCGACTAAGAACATTTGGTAGCACAACAGGTCGTCATTTATGGAAGCGAATGCAGTGGAGTTATAGTTATTTGGGTTTCGAATGATTCCATATTGCCGATAATCTTGGTCCAGTGTAGTTATCACGTCAGTCGCGCTCAATAACGTGCTGATGCAGACACTATTCGCATATAATTCGGCCGTTGCGTCAAATCCGTGGCCGTTCGGTGGTGGAAATATAGCACGAATTGACGCGTTGACTGAGTTGGTTGACGAGTCTTTGACGATGAATTTGGCAAAGGAATACCCATGTCCGCGCTGGACCATTGTTATTTTAGAAACTTCGCCATTAGTTATGGTAGCCGTGGCTACCGCCCCGGTTCCGTCACCGATAATTGTCACTGTGGTGTTCGCTTGTGTGTAATCTGTGCCGCCGGCAACGATTTGTGTGGTGTATATAGCTCCGGGAACCGCAGACTGTTCCACGTTTGCTTGATCAGAGGCGTAGTCTTGCTGGGTTATATTGACAGTGAACGTCGCGCCACTACCCGTCTCATCTGATCTAGTGAAGTTGACGAGCGCGTATGTGTATCCGTATCCGCGATTATTCAGAACCATTCCAGTTATGACGCCCTCGGCGGAGATAATAGGGGAGCATGTTGCCCCAAACCCATCGCCTGTGATGTTTGTTAGCGTGACACCCGCCCTATAGTTGATCCCTAGATCGTCGATGCGCACATTGATGACCTGGCCTTGAGGCAAACTGAGTGGTGGGGTCGGTCTGGTATTGGATAGAACGGCAGTGACTATGGCATGACCGGTTGCATATGCGCTAGTTCCGGCGCCAGAAACAGTTAGATCAGGCGGCGCCGAGTACCCCACCCCACCGTCTAGGATTCGAACGTGAACTATTGAGCCATTGGCATCGAGCACTGGGGCAAGCTTCGCGCCCCCTACAGTTATGGTGACCACGTCTTCAACAGCGTACCCCAACCCGCCGCTGTCCACGGTAATCGAAGTTATTACCCCATCAGCAGAAATGACTGGCGTCAAAACGGAACCACCCCGAGCACCCGTATTGACGATTAACGAGCGGGCGCCACTTGACGTAATATATCCGGTGCCCCCAGCAGTAACGGTAACGGTTAAGACCTCGCCAACGCTATTCACTGTCGCCACTTTAGCAGTAGCCCCGCTGCCAGCGGTTTTGTTCGTATCTGTGACGCGGATCAGAGTAGCACCAGCGGACACCTCCCCTTGAGGAACATATCCGCTACCCCCGCTATTTACCACGATATCCGACAGTGCGCCATTATTGTAGAAAGAATCAGATACTGCACGCTGGACTGGCATGTTATTCTGACTGGCGAATCTGGTTATTTTGAACGGCGGGATAGTATACATATACTTCCACACATATCCGTCAGCAGTAGTGATAACATCATAGCTAGTAGTGGTCGGCTCGTTAATGGACGGGTCGCCGCCTGCATTGTCGATACACTTATACACTTTTGGTGGAGTGTCGCTGTTCATGGCATAGAACTTCTCTAGCGACATGTCTTTCGTGTCATCCCAGCGCGCGTAGACCTGACCCGACACCCAGTCGTATCTTTTGGTGATCAGTGACAAATCACCAGGGGCAATATGTTGCATAATTATCACCCGAGAACGAATGTCATTATCCTTGCTTTGGCCCAGCCCGGCTACCTCGGGCGCCCGGGTGGTTGAGGCGTCGTCCCACGGCTCTGTCTTGCCTAGATAATAATAATAGTTTGCTCTCAGATATTGGATGTCACCAATCAAAGCAGCGGCGAGTGTCATTCCAAAGTTTTTACGAATTGACTGGGTGGGCATTTATTACAGATCTCAGATTGTGTGGGTGGCTTATGCTAGATTATTTCCTGACTAATTTATGCTAACTACCCAGTTTATAGTCAAGGTGTCCGCCGCAGCTTTTGTAACAACGCCGAAAGTCGTACGACACAGCATGGTTCCTGCTGTCGCCGCGTTGAAGATTGCCGCTTCCGTGATTGGTCCGGTGCCGACACCCGGACCAAACATACCAATATATGTCACCGTATTGATTGACACGGCAGTTGTGACGGTGGGGCGGTTCGTGGCGGTCAGTTCGGCCCCCAGTGCTGTATCAGCACTCCCAGCGGCAATTGCTCCGGCACCCACTCCCATGTGCGTCATAACACCACCTAGCCCGGCAAGGAGGCGCGCAATGACCACTTTTCCGGATGTAACTACGAGGTTGGGAATGAGCTGATCATGTTTGATGTGGCCGTATTGGTCGCGAAGCACAACGTGGAGCTCACCCGTCACCTTGATGTTGTCTTTAAACATTTTGTTTCCTTCTATGAAATGGTTATGATTATGGGGTTGTCAAAATATGGTGTTGACACATCAGCATAATCAGTAATATTATACCGGGGCGCTGGGTGTAGAACAGGCGTCCCGTCTGATGTATTTATACTGTCTGCAAGATGTCTGTTGACTTGGAACGACTGTATCGCTTCCAACATCGTGACGTATGTCGTATAGGTGTCAACGTTGTTCGGATCCGTTGCCAGTGCCATCAACATCTCTTTGGATCGTAGTTCATCCCCCGCCGCTGCGTGACTATTGAGGAACATTCTGTCTATGAAGAATAGGACGTCCAGGTTGATGTTTCCACTATTGTCTGCTATGAAAGTTTTCGCCAGCTGCGCATGGAATTTCATCCCGGCCGGGTGGATCAGATCGATAGATCCCTGATATTCTCCTATATCTCTGCTGGCCAGCAGCGCATATGCGAACGCCTGGTGATATAGACTGTCATGCAGCCGTGTGTTTGCATCAGACAGCAGATTATCATTAGTTCGATATGCGCGATACTCAGAGGACACTGTCCCCATTTCCAAATGAATCGTAGCCCTAGACTCCAGCCACTTAGCGTATGAGTTAGTGTCATTAGTTACGGATTCGACCGCAGCAGATATGTTGTTTATACGGATAGTTTGCGCCTTATCCAGGGTGAGCGCGCCGGTGATGGAATCTGCCGGCGGATCTAGATTATCGACAATATCAACGGTGTGGCGCCATGCAGTCGGTACTCCGTCCACATATCTCATAGCCGTCTTTGTGTATGACACGTCATTGTTATTCGGACGATATCTAAACGGCGATAGTGTGTATGACACTCCCTCATTATTGGGGTAACCGTGCCGAAGTATTTCTAGCGTGGAAATACCCGCATCATTGTCAGTATTTCTGACCCGGGCAATGGTATGCATGCCCGGATGCAGCTCATATGACTCTCCAGTTGCCGGCGGGAATATTACTAGCTGCCCTCGCTGCCAGTGTTTTCCTGGAAGTGACACTTCCATGCGTGTATGCGTTGGTTCAACGGTGCCTCGAAACGTGATGGTTCCTGTCGAGCGAGCAACGCATATATTGCCGACGCTACTACGAAATCCGCGCGGGATGGTAAACGACACTTGATATACGTCAGCTGCCTTGTTGGACACTGCGTCAATGATAATGTTGTGCTCTACTGAGCTGTCATCGATTATCGTCAGTACGTCTAGTGGTTCCAACTTTCCAGACAGTATCTTACATATGAAGAAAGTGGATCCACGTATGTCACCGCCCGAAGCAACCATATACGTGGACGGTTTGATATCCACTTCTTCGCCAAAATATGCCCGGAAGAAATATTTGAAAGCCTGGTCCGTCCCCTTTAGCTTGAACAGTTCTTTGTTATTCTGGATGAACCGCCGCATTTCCATAACACGCGGATTCGGAAATCCCTTAAACACCGTATTCTTGTATCTTTGAAGATACTTATCCCCCACTGTGTCCAAGCCGGTGGCATTAGAAATACTCTCTAGCTGCTCTAGATATTTATAATACTCTTTGACAAATACTGCGAGGGACGGATATTCAAAGCGTATATGTTCCGGCAGCTTGGAAACCGACATTATTGACGCTAGGTTGCGCCTCAGGGCCGAGGGGATCCCGTTTACTTGAAACCCGAAGTTCTGAAACCCCTGAAATGCGCCGTGTTTTGCCGTGTAATATCTATTCTGTGTTACTTGAAACCCAAAGTTCTGAACCCCCTGAAATGCGGCGTATTTTGACATGTAATATTTATTCTGTGTTTATCTTTTCACTGTATTTGTCATACAGTCTGACGGATATTGTTGTCATCTAGATGGGCTGAATACGTATTCGCCTTTTGTATTCCGTGATTGTGACAGAGTGTCTACGATCATATTCACGTTGACGTATTGCATCGGTAACGTCACTATCGTACCATTAGGAGGCACGATATCATACGAAGAGGGATAAAACACGAACTCAAACATGTCATCATACAACGACTGTATTTGTAAATTCTGGAGTGTTACCGAGCCCCTAAAATCTAGAGTGCCTATGACCAGTCGATAAGTTGGCGTGCCAGCAGCGTCCTCGGTGTAAAAGACGATGTCAGACCCATCATTCGCCAAATAGCCCCGTTGAGCATATCCAGCCATGAAGAATCTAGTGGAGCTAAAGGTCGATAAGGTAGACGCTGCGATGGGGTTACCAAAATGCGCTGAGTAGTTGGTAGATACCCCCAAAATAGCAGCAACAGACTGGCGCACGCGAACCGTGTTTATGGTGCTGACTATGGACGCGGCGGCGGTAGCTATGTTTCCGGTGATAACAGAATGCCTATACGCCACGTCAAACTTCGACAATGTGTTTGAATACGCCCCCACCACGTCGATAACGTTGGATTGAATGGCGCCCGCGGTTAGTGTCGTTGTGCTGGGGTTGTAATATACATTGCACGTCAACTCAACCTTTAAGTATTTTGGATCAACAAACTCCGGAACGACCGTTACGACCCCACGTGACTTGACGATTCCCAGTGCCAGATCATATTTTTCCAGTGTTGTGAAGGTGTCCCTTCCATAGGGCTTGGCTGCAATGAACACCTTCCCATATTTTGGCGGAATGTTGTCCTGACCACCCCATACGGCGATCGTCTCAATATTGGGGTACGCGTTAGCGATAATTGCAACATAATCATTTGCAGTTACTGCCCTGCCCTGCGCCTGGTGGGTCATCGGAGCGAAGAACCGAATCGATTCTTTGTCTTCTTCTTTGGCGCCGCCCGCACTGGCATACAGCGTGGTTGCGGTATAGCTATACGCAGCATCAGCTCCGCCCGAGTACGCAAAACTGGATGCTAGATTTGCATCGGGCCCAGAGCAGACGATATAAGACATGGACACTATAGCTCCATTCGGAACTTCAGTTCCGAAAGTCCCAGCACCGAAATATATCTCATAGAATCCGTCATCACGATATTTCGTGTAGAATACGTTATCGGTTGCGACCACATCAACTATCGATGTTGCGGCAACATACACGGTAGTGACATTCTGGGACGAAACAGATACTTTTAACGTAGAGATGTCCGCGGCGATTTCCGGAACTATCAGCTTCGACCGGCCATTATATGTATATGTGACAGTTGACTGTTCACCCTCATATATATTCACTGCCGTAAACACATATTGATTTTGTGTGGTGTCTTTGGCAGCTACTATGTCTTCCGATAGATTGAAAACGTAGTTCTTCCCGTTCAATGACGTGGCGAATGTAGTGCCTTTCGGGATGTTTAGAGTGGCAGCAGGCGTACCCGTTATTCTTGACGCGACTATAGAAATATTAGCTCTAGCACATGATATAGATTTAGGCGTATAGCCCAGGAGCTTTGCTATAGAAGCAATGCTTGTGCGCTTAGACGCGCTATCGAGGAACATCTCATTTATTGCTAAATTTGTATAGAGTGCGTTATAGTGGGTATTATACGCGAGAACGTCGAGTAGGTTTGAAATAACGCTACCATCGAAATCATAATCAAGGAGTGCCGGTTGGGCCGACAGGAAGATCTTGAGGTTTTGCTTGATGTCGGCAAAATCAAGATCTTCGGTTTTTATGTGGCTGCTCATCTGGATCTATCCAATACGAATGTGATGTTCAGGGGTTTCTCGGTATTTTTTATCCGGAACATGATATTTATGGTGATTGAGTGCTGGTCTTCCTGTGGGACGACTCCAACAGAAAGCACATCCACACGCGGCTCATGATTATTTATTGTCTGTGTAATCATCTCCCCCATGATAATCGTCGTCGTCGCGTCCATCGGTTCAAACATCAGCTGTGACACTTGTGATCCGATGGAACTGTTGAAGGGGCGTTCGAAGTTGCGCGTTAGAACCAGATTCTTAACGGCAAATTTTATTGCCGCGTCGTCTCTGCGTAGTGCGATGTCCCCGGTTACTGGGTTTGCAGCAAACACAGCGTCGATGTCGGCGAACTGTCTATATTGGCGTGTCATGTGATTAGTGTGGTTGATGTTGTGAATTTACCGTCTGGGCTGGTTCGCTTGTGGTTATACATGCTGAACCTCTGCATCCTCAATCCCTTCTTAGGAGCATACGATAAGTGTATCCAGATACTTCCTTTTTTGCTCTTCTCTACTAGCAGCTGTGTCCATGCAGGCAACGCGGCGGCAATGGCGACTGCCGCCTCAATGTGCTGTTCGTGTGAAAATCCGGAGATTGTAAAGTCCACAGCGCTGCCACTCATATGGTCAGAGGTTTTCGAACCACCTTCCGGTACCTCGTTTCGGAACCCGCTAGTGATCTTAATGCTCGGATACAGCTTAATCACAGGCTCCAGACAATTATCACACAGAGTTTTGAGGTTGCACAGGAGCGTTGCGCGGTCCTGACCCAACAGGTCGTTACCCAGCACGCCGCCGTTCCGTGCGGAGCTGCTGGAGTTGAGCATCGCTATCGTGAAGTTCGGCGATAGCTTATAATTGGACGGTGGCAGTTCAGGTATCATAGAGCAGTTTGCTGGTATTAATATTGGTTTCTTTGCCGGAGCTTCAACGGTTTTCGCTGGTTCTTCCACAGTACCAGCCTCGTTATTTTCTACCGGGGTGTCATTATTTATCACACCCTGCCTCTCAAGCGTCTTCGTGTACGCATCAGGGTCCCCATCTTCCGGTGTCTCATATTGCGCCAGGGTTTCCGTGTGGCGATTTGGTGTTACCAGCGGCGCGAACTGTGGGCGCCCGGTAGCCGATCCGATGCCCTTCTTCACACCGGATGCCACTCCGCTATTGTGGTCTATCCGGGAAGCGTCGACGGCAAACGCGCCACCGCAGCTGATGTGATAATCTCCGGTGACACCCGTCTTCATGCTGCCACCCACGGTCATGTTGACATTGCCGAGGACGTCGATGTTGCTGTCGTTGGACACGTATATGTTATTATCACCCATGACGGTTATATTCGCCGTTCCGCGGATCAGGACGTTGCCATTGCGTTCCATGATTTCGAACGAATCTCCGACGATGCGATTGACCGTAGTCCCGTTCGCATCAATCTCCGTGAACGTGCCGGATCTGTGATAGGTGTGGATACGCTCGCTGCCCGAGGTATCGTCGAATTCCTGCACGTGACCGCTCTCCGTTACCCGCGCATGGTTCATCGGGTACTGGGCGTTGTAAGGAATCTCCAGACCGAGGGCGTTTTCAACGGAACGGACAGATGCAAGGGCATGTACCGTGGTGCATACACCGCAGATACGCTGAACAAATAACCACGCGTCGCGGGGGTCACGGCCTTTGAGGATGTTCTCAAGACCGCGGTACATCTGGCCGGAGGACCATGCCTTGGTGACCTTGCCTCCGTCAACTTCGATATCTACTCTAAGGTGACCCTCGATCCGGGTTACCGGATCAATGGTGATTCGCTGAGCCATGTGTGAAACCTCCAAATAGTAACTACCAGTTAAAGGAAAATGATTATTTTCCAAGCGCCGGTAAAAGTTTTATCAATCGCTAAGCCGTCGTTCAAAATTAAATCATACAATTCAACATTATTTACGGCATAAGGGGCCGTAAATAAATGGATA